CGTATTCCTAGCGACCTATGATCCGCTGTCGGAACTCGCCGTCACCGATGTAGCCGCACTCAAGGAGCTGCTCGAGCAAACCGATGTGGACTCTGACGCCTTCATGCGAAAAATGATGGCCGACGTTGAATCGGAACTCGCAAACGAACTGGACAAGGAGGAAGCGAAGCCAAAGGAGATCGAGGGCATGGCCCTGGAGCCGCATGAGCATTATGACTATCTGGTCGTCATGGCGCAGACGACGCATGAGTGGAACGTGCTATGTGACCGGCTGAGCCTGAAGCCAGAGAAGCGTCGGGCGAGGATCGGAACCGCTCGAGCAATCCGCGCGACCGTGCTGCTGCAACTGCTTGCGAAGAAATCGTGATGCTCGATTACCAGATCGTGGTGCCGTCCCGCCGGCGCAGTCACAACATCGAGACGATACGCTGGCTGCTGCCGTCTGCATTGATCTGCATCGATGAGCGCGAGTTTGACGATTACGCGAAAGTCTGTGATGTAAATCGCCTGCTTGTGCATCCACCGATCGATGGCCTGCCGGGAACCATCAACTGGATGATGGATAACATTCGGTCGGAGGTCCTGGTCGAGATCGATGACGACTTCAACGGCGTGCGCGTCAACGTCGGCTCGAAGCGCTTCATCACGGACCCCGAAGAGATCCTCGCCATCATCGAGAACGCGATCCAGTGCACCAAGGATCTCGGACTGACGACCTTCTGCTGGTCGCGCACGCAGAACACCACCATCATCCATCCGGAGACGCGGCCGATCGTGCCGACGCAATCGGTCTGCAACGCCTTCGGAATCATGGGAGCAGCTCGCCGGCGGCATTACGATACGGCGCTCCTGGGCCGCGCGGATGTGGATTGGGCGCTCCAGACGCTGCTAGCCGATCGCTGCGTGTATGCAGACGTGCGGTTTTATTTCGACTGCGGCAGGGTGTTCGCGGGGCGCGGTGGTAACGTCGGCCTGGTGACACCGGAGCTTTTCAAGGCGAGCACGCGCGGCATCCTCGAGAAGTGGGGCAACGCGGTCAGTTTCAAGAAACTACCATTCCAAAAAAATCGCGAAGTCGCGGCGGTCAGGATCGCCGTGAGTCGCACCAACAAGACGGCGCAAAAATGACCAACCGTAAACCACTTCTCATGCTCTCACTGCCCAACAGCGGCTCAACGTGGCTCGCCGAGCAAATCGCTCAGACCACGAGCTGGTCGAGCTACTCCATGGAGTATTTCAATCCGCTGCGCAATCCGCTGCACTACGGGCGATTGTCATCCGGCTTTGGCTGCGAGCTGGTCGATTGCTATCGCAACATCGCGCTCGATGACTACGCGGACTTCGATGACGATGTGCGCGACACGTTCATGCGCTCTGGCTTCAACTTCACCAAGGAAGTTTTCAGCCCATTCAAGATGCGCGCCTTCCTGCGCCATTTCAGTTTGTTCGTGTTATTGCGCGAGCAGGCCGATACCTTCCCCCCGAAGCGTGCGCGCGTGTGGAGTTTCTACGAGCATGCCTGGTTTGCGATGACCGGATTGAAAGGCGTGAAGTTGGCGGGCACCAATTGCCAGTCTCGCGCGATCGCAGCTTATCGACACATGCATGACCGCCTCGAGCAAGATGCGAAAGAGTTGGATGTGCCTATCATCCGTTACCGAGATCTATTCGATGACCATCTCTTGCCGGTCGTGATGTTCCAGGCGATCGGCGAGTGCAACGATAATTTGCTCAATGCGATCGGCTCGACGCGCGTTCTTTCAGATCGCTAATGCGCTGGCTCACTGAGCATCCGGCATCGGTGGGCGAATCCTACTGGCATCATATGCGGGTCGCGCAGCGCTTTGCGCGCACCTTGATCCTGGCGGGGCTGCTTTGCTTCGTGCATAGCCTGTTTCCCTGCCTGTTCACCCGTTCGGCCAGCTCCCGCGTGAGGGATCTGCACGAACGGATGACAGGTCTCAAACCTAGAAGCGATTGCGCAGAATTGAAATGAAGGACGCGGCGAGGGCAATCGTAATCAGGCTATAGACCATCGCCTGACTCCACGAAAGATGCGCCCACCAGTGAAATAGCGCCGTCATGCAACCTCCTGAATCATCCATTGGTGAATCTCTTCGGCGGCTTCCTCGAACGTGCTGACGACCGCGAAGTCAGCGGGATAGTGACCGCCGACACCGCGATCGTCCTGATAGAGCGACACATCAATCGTGTCGGATTCCTCGTCGGGAACATGACCGAGATCGGCGACCAGGACATAGCATCCGGGTCGGACCTGTAGATTCAGCGCCGCTTGACCGTTAGCGCCGGTGTCTACCGTGGTCATCGTCGGGAACAGTGCGCGGAACTCTTGATAGCTCATTGCATCTGACTCCTGTTGTAAGTGCGGCGGGCCTCATACAGCTTGCGACCGGCTTCCGCGAGATCGGCGCAGCACGGATGATCGGCCGACTGCAGTCCGGCGAAATCCCAGTGCGGGCATCTCTCTGCGGCCCGCTCATGCGCAACGCGCGCCTCCTTCAGTCGATCGAGCGGCGTCATCTTGGCGTGGCTCATGGCTTCTTCCTCCCGACTTTGATCCCCAGCAGCCGGTACGCTTCATCTTCGTAAGGGTCGGCCTCGGTAGGCGCGGGATTGAGTACCGCTGAGACTGTGCGAAAGTAATCGACGCCGCGCCCCTTGCGCTTACCGGCGAGCGTGTGGCCGTCTTTCGCCCAATCGGGAATGACCGGGACGAAACCCTCGAGCAGCGCCGCCTGCACCTTGGAAATCAATAGGTGGTCTGCCTGCCGGGACTTGGGAGCGCGGGCGAGTATCTGTATCGCTCGACAGATCGGCCCTAGTGCGCGCCCTGGCTTCTCGCTGTTCCAATCGGCTTTAGCCGCGTCGGTCAGCGCGTAAACGTCCCCGATGATGCCGTGAGCATTCACCGTATCTATGTCCTCCCAACACATCACGCGCAGCCGCGTGCAGATCATCGTGTTGAATCCCTTGGACGTCAGCGACAGCTCGACCGCGACCTCCATCGCTTCGGCCTCCATGTTTCGGCGTATGAACTTTTGGAGTGCTGAAACACATTCCATTGCCGGGAGTCCGCTGCGTGTCGGTGGGATCAAGTCATCATCCTTTTTGAGTAAATCTTTTTGCATGATGCGCTCGAAAGGTTAGCCCCGCGAGCGCGGGGCACCTTTCTTCCTCCTGGTTATGTTAGTGAACAGATGCCGTCGTGACCGCGCGAGCCGTCGCAACCGCTGCGGCGACCACCGATTCCGCGCTCGCCTTCGGCCCCGCTATTTTCACTGAGTTTGCCGCCTCGATCGCGTCGGCCTGCGCTTCCAGTCGCTCCGCGCGGGCGATCGACAGCTTCTTGAACTTCTCATGTTTGCACTTCTTAGCGTGGTTGCGCGAGTGCTTCGCCGACTCACGCAGATCCTCGACGGTCTTTTTCATCGCGCCGCGACCGTACATCTTGACAGTCGCATCGGGCAAGCTGTAATCCGCTGCTACCGTCTTGGGCATGATGTAGAGAACCGCGCTGTCGACACCCTGGAAGGTGAAAACAACCGGCGTCTTTGCATTACTGCTGCCCGTGTGCGCCTGGATGCCTTCCGACTCAAACGCCGCTGCCACTTGGCTCGCGCTCTTGAGATAGGCGGGATCGATCATGGGAGCCGCGACGCCATCGCGCTCTGCGGTGAATGCCTCTGCGCCGCTGTCCATCACCTTCTGATAGTCGGGATATTGACCGTCGATCGGTGCGACCTTGAACGAGCCGCCGTCGCCGGGAGCCGTGAAGATCATGTGCTGATGGCCGACACCGAAACTGACATCCAGCATCGCTGCATCTTTGCCGAAGTAGCGAAGCATGCGCGTGAGCTGCTCGGTCGGCACCGTGACACCTTCGCGCGCCCAGTCGATCGCGCTCTCCAAGGTGAAGTTAGCGACCAAGAGCCGACAACCGTCCGTTGCAACAACGCGCGTCTGGCCGTCCGGTGTCTGGTGGATGCGGACCCCGTTCAGGTAGTAGCGCGAATCATCCTTGCCTGCGACGCTGAGAGCGGCACGCAGAAGCCGCGTCGGCACTTCGATCGAGACGGCGGGAGCCAACTCTTCGGCGGCGGGAGCTTCGGCCTTCGCCTTCGGCTGTTCGATCGTGGCGACCACGGTCGAGTCGGTTTCGATCGGCGCGGCAGCTTTGCACGCCTCGACGTACGCTTCTTCAGTCGCGTACTGCATCGGATCGGGTTTGGCGGACTCGGCGATCGCGACAATCCGTTCCGCTTCGCTGTGATTGCTGATCGAGTCGGCAACCTGGCTGGTAACGTCGACCATCGGCGCGTCAACGATTTTGTCGTTCACGCGGCGAACCAGCTTGCTGTTCGCTTCGATGCGCGCCGCACGACGCGCCTCTAGGTTAGCGGCTGGTGCGATCTGGCTCGCGGCTTTGGCAATCGCCTTGCCGATTTTGGGAACTGCGGTCTTTACTTGCTTGGTCATAAATAGCCCTCCTGGGCTGTTGGGTTAAATTGAATCGACGTAGATATCCTCAATCATCTGCCTGGGAAATGGAATCCACTATTCACCGGCATATTTTCAATTTTTAACAAAAGTTCGCCTCGCCGTGTGGAATCTACCGGGACCGCCTGAAACGCTTGCAGGCCGGTCCCGGCTGTGTTTCAGGTGCCGCCTCCCGCAGCCGGTACGGCGGACTCGCCTTCGAAGCCCAGGCCAGCCGCCGGAACCCAGAACTCGTGGTAGCCGCCCAACACCACCTCCCAGTGCCTTAGCTCGATCGCCGCTCCGTTGCCGTTCTCGGCAGACTGCTCAGCCTTCTCGACAAACGCCTGCAGTTCAGACGCAGTGGGCGCGCGGGTGCTGAACTCACGGTGATTCTCGATCAGAAAATTGCGGATCGCCGCCTCACCGATTTTGTTGATGCGCGGGTAGGTCGGGTTTGCGTCGAGGTACTCAAGTCCAGCCACGGTCAGATCCACAGTCCAATCCTCCTGCGAGTACTTGATGCCGCTAGCCGCGTGGATCTGGCGCGTGATCTCGATCAAGCCCTGATCTTCGAGCGGAGCGAGTTCGTCAGCGCTGAACACTTGTGTGAAGTGCGTACCGGCCTCGTTGCGCGTCGCGATGCGCGCGAGGATCGCAGAAGTGTTAGCCGGCAATTTGGTCTCGATCAGCGTCACCACAAGATCGTTCGACTCACCAACTCGCGCGCAGCAGTCGGCGTAGTCCTTGTAGCCCGCTTCGATCGCCATTTTGTCGAGCGCGTCCTGCTCGCTCTCGGCTTCCCAGTCGCCCAAATCCGCGCCGCTGTGATGGTTGCTGATGTTGTATCGGTTCATAGCAGCCCCCGCTCGGCCATCGACATGACCGTCGTGCCGCCGATGATCAGATGATCGATCGTGCGAATCTCGAGCAGCGCGAGCGCATCCTTGAGCCTGTGGGTAATCCGCTCATCAGCCTGACTAGGCTCGGCGATACCAGATGGATGATTGTGGAAGAACATGACCGCCGCGGCATTCTCTTGAAGGGCACGCTTCACGATCTCGCGCGGGTGAACTGATGCACCGTCGATGGTTCCCTCGAAAACGATCTCGACCTTGATGACGCGGTGCCGATTGTCCATGTAGATCACGCCGAATTGCTCGTGATCTACACCGCCCATGTGCGCGAGGAATGACTTAGCTTCGCGCGGTGAGGTCAGCTTCGCTTGCTGGCGGTTTGCGGAATCGATGACGTACTGCGTCGCGCGCTCGCAGACTTCGGAAGGCGTCACCGGACGATAGCGCCGACCAACCTTGGTAAATAATGGATCGCTCATGCTAAAACCCTCCTGGGTGGTTATGTGAATCAATACTCTGATGGAAGCAGCAACACCTGATCGGTGAGCCACAGCTTGATCTCCTGCATCGGGAAGTCAGTGAACTCGATCCGTTTCGAGTAGACCACGCGACCATTGCCGTCGTCGCAAGTCAACGTCGCCGTCTTGTCGACCACCTTGAGCGTCCACGTTTGGAACTCTTCGGCGCAGACAGCGCGGCACTTCTGTGCGAAGCAGATATCATCGATCAGCCAGAATGCGCCAGCACCGTCGGCGAGGAATCTTACGCCGTCGGTGTATTTGATCGGCGTCAGACCGTGCTGATACCAATGATCGGTGCCGTGGAACTGGTCAAGGTCTGCCGGATTAAAAGGCTTGCGTTGTGCGTTCATCTGAAATCCTCCTGGGTTATGTGTCTGCCTGTCCTATTTCAAAAAATCTACAGTGATTACGTTGCCAGCGGTATCGCGGACGGCGAAAACCTTCGCTGTGCTGTCAGGGTCGCGCTGAATGGCCTCCGCTGCCTGCGCGGCCTCTTCCGGCGAATCGGCTTCAATGTCTATGTCCCATGTCACTACGTATTGCATTTTTTGCTCCTGGTGATGTGTCGTCGTTATCGTCAATCAAGTCGTCGCGGAATGGAAGTCATCGTATGAGTTTGACTTTAACCGCTCCAAAGATGGCGGTGGCCTGTCGATCGCCACCGGACCACGTGTTCTGCTTCTCAGCTCGCGGCGCAAGGTTCAGTGCGATCTTCATGAAGTCAACCTCGACGTCGAAATGAATCGGGTCGCCGTTACGATGCAGGATGATGCGCCTGCTGACTTTGTGTTCGTTGCTCATCGCGGGCCTCCCGGCATGTTGGCCCATGCGACTACTTTCCCCTGTTCAATCGGTGCGCCGTCTGCGGCAAACCAATCCGTTCCCTCGAGCCATACCGGCTCGCTGGCATGCGGCACGAACATGAGCACCGTGGATTCATCGTCGGGTAGCCTGTCCTCGACCTTGACCCAGGTGATGACCTCGTTGCAATTCATTTCACACCCGCCTTGCGCAGCAAGTGCTGCGCCTGTTCCCAGTAGGTTCCGGCGCATGTGACCCGCAGAGAGCCGAACTCGGCGAAATAGATCGTGCGCAGAACGTCGAGCAGCTCGCGACGCTGAGCCAGTGCGAGCGTGATGCGCTCCGCGAGTGCGTGCAGATCATCCATGTTGTCATCACTGGGCATCGTTTTCGGCGCTCCATAAACGTCGGCCGCGCTCATGCAATCATCGGCAAAGTCTGGTGCGGTGTAACTCATCGCGCACCTGTGGCCTTGGCGATCGCCGCCTTTAACTTGTCGTGCGCTTCATCGACCTTATGCTGGTCGAAGTAGTCATCATGATCGGTGGCCTCCATCAGAGCCAGAGCCAAGCGAGCCGCCTCGAGCAGCTCCGGCGCGGCCTCGAGCAGTATCGCCAGCTTGCTGCGCTCGTCAATCGTCGGTCTTGCGCAAGGGTCATAGAAGATCTCGTACATATCGCGGACGCGACCCACCAAAACATGCAGAGTCTTGAACTCCAATGGTCCGCGCACCCAGGTTTCGCCTTCAGCATCCGGGGCACCTGATTCGGGTAATTGATTCACGTTGCATCCTCCTGGTTGACATAGAGCACTTCATTCGCTTTCTGATCGATCAATCGCTGTTCTTTGGTTTTCATCGCTCTGCCCTCCTGGTTAATCTCTGTACGCTTTCAGGTTCATGCAGCAGGCGACCCTTGTAAAGTCACCCGCTGCATTATTTTTAGGCGCTCGGCGTCGCCTTCTTTTTGCGAGAGGGAACGTGCGGCGCGCGGACTCCCCAGGCGAGTCCGAACTTATCCGCGCAGACAGGACCGTAGCCGACCGAAACACTGCGCTCGTCGTTCAACCGGAGCGAGCAGAAGCAGCAATGGCCGGTCAGGTGACCAAACTCGGCCGCGACCTTCGCCGGATCGGCCGCGAGGCGCGTGAGCAGCTCGGTGAGGGCATCGCGTACCGCGAAGCCATCCTTGCCGAGCATCAATTCGCCAGCCTGACTGATCTTGCCGAAGTATTTACCGACACCGAAGCCACCGCCGTCGGTCAGCATAACGAATCCCGGCGTTTTCGACTTGTCACCGGCGATTGTGATGCGGAGCGGGGAGCCGTCGGGCAATTGCAACCAGAGTTTGGGGAACTTGAGGCCAGATGACTTCGCGTGGTTCAGGAGGGCAACGACGCCCTTGACCGAGATCACCGCGTTGGGCACCGCCGCCTGCGCCACGCGCTCGAGCAGCCTGGGCACCCACTGGGCCATGTTGAAAGTCAGCTTGCCGTTTCCGTAGGCCGACACGAGCTTGCGTGCGAACTCGGCATCTCGTGCCGGTATGGCACCTGTATCGATCGCTCCCGCGAGCGCCTTCACTTGCTGTTGAATGTTGTCCATGACCCCGATCCTCCTGGTTTCCGTTTATCGTTCAAGCCTGACGACTCGCGAGAGCCGCCAGGGTTCAACGATCACGCCGCTACCTTGGCCTTCAGCTTGATGATGCGCTCCAAGAGCCGCGCGGCTCGTGCATTCGACACGCGGCGAAATTTTGCCTTGCGGGCATAGCGCGCGTTGTTCAGTGAAACCGTGCGGGCTTCCTTGAGCACTTCGATGCGGGCCTGGACCTTCTTCACTTGTTGCTTGCTCATTTCAAATCCTCCTGGTTTGGTATGTAGACTTAGATAGTCGCGTTGAATTGAGTCGCGAACAATTTCGTGGCCCATTGGTAATCGGTGTGGAAAATGCCGACGCTGTAGCCGAGAGACTTGATCGCTCGGCGGGCCGCATCGGCCGCGAAAGCACCTTCGATAAGATTGAGAGCATCGGCGATGCAGAGAATCGCGGAACTTTGCATCGCTGCGCCGTTGGCGGCGTGGGTCAGCGCTCGCCTGATGATCGCCTTTGCTGCCTGTTCTTGCTTTTGATACTCGCTCATTTTCCTGTCCTCCTGGTGTCCGGTCTGATTGCTTACTCGATGGGGAAATCATGAGCATGGTTTCGCGCGTATGGAAGTCATGCGAATCATTATTTTCGCCAATTTTTCGGGTCGATTTTGATCTGGGCACACGTTTGCTCAATTTGCGAAAATTCTTTTGCTCTTTACTGCCTACCTGATTCCGTGCTACAGATCCCGGCGTTTACAGGAGTGTCCTTTGGCCGAAGGCAACGTCAATCTAATCGCGACCCTTTTCAATCTCACGCCGCGTCGCGTGCAACAGCTTGCGAATGAGGGGATGCCGAAGGCCGATCGAGGCAACTACGATGTACGCGCATGCACCATGTGGTACATCCGCTATATGCAGGGCCAACTTCTCAAGCGCCAGGACGATGAGGTCAGAGACGAAACGGTCAAATGGACCCGCGAGCGCACGCGCCTTGCGCAAGAGCAGGCCGAGACCAGCGCACTGAGAAACGCGGAGATGCGCGGCGAGCTAATCAGCCTATCCATACTCAAACAGAGGCTCGGCCATGTTTTCGGAAACATCAGACAAAACACCCTCGCTCTCGGCTCAAAGATCGCGCCCGAATGCGAAGCGCGATCAGCGATCGAAATCAAAGAGATCATCGACCGAGAAGCGCGCATCCTCCTCGAATCACTCGCGAGCTTTGACCTCAGAACGGTTAAGGATCGACCTAGAGCTGATGCAGATTCAGAAGATCCTGATGCCGCCTCCGAAAATAACGGTGAGCCAGTGGGCAGACGAAAACCGAATCCTAAGCCGCGAGGCAAGCGCAGAGCCGGGAAGGTGGCGAACCGAAAGAGCTGAGTATCAGCGCGAGATTATGGATGTGGTCACGCGATTGGATGTGCGTGAGATCGTCCTCATGTTCTCGGCCCAGGTCGGAAAGACCGAGATGCTGCTAAACATCATCGGATTCCTCATCGAACACGAAGCCTGTCCGATCCTGAGTGTGCAGCCAACGCTTGAGATGGCGGAAGCATTCTCGAAGGATCGTCTAGCGCCGATGCTGCGCGATTCGTTCTCGCTGCGCGATAAGGTCGCCGATCCGCGCAGCCGTGATAGCGGCAACACCGTTCTGCATAAACAGTTCTTGGGCGGGCACATCACGCTCGCCGGCGCAAACTCCGCGGCCTCACTCGCATCGCGTCCCATCCGCGTCGTCCTGGCCGATGAGGTCGATCGCTATCCAATCTCAGCGGGCACCGCCAAGACCGGCGACGGTCGCTTTACCGGCGAAGGCGATCCGCTCGCGCTCGCGGAAAAAAGAACAGCGACATTCTGGAATCGCAAGATCGTGAAGGTCAGCACGCCGACGATCAAAGACATATCGCGCATCGAGATGGCCTACAAGGAATCCGATCAGCGCCGTTACTTCGTGCCATGCAATCACTGCGGGGAATTCCAGATCCTGGTCTGGGCGCAAGTCGTCTGGTCGCCCGCACCCCCAGAGGAGGCGTCGTATTACTGCGTCCATTGCGGCGCGCGGTGGAGCGAGTCTGAGAGGCAGCGCGCCGTTCGCAATGGTCAGTGGCGAAGCTCCCAGCCGTTCAAGGGCATCGCGGGATTCCATCTCAATGCGTTGTATTCTCCCTGGACGAAGCTCGGCGAGCTTGCAGTGGAGTTCGTCAACGCGAAGGGCCATCCCGAACGGCTCAAGACCTTCATCAATACCGCGCTCGGCGAAGTGTGGGACGAAGCGCATGACGCGAAGGACCCTCAAGTGCTCAGAGATCGCGCGGAAGATTACAACCTGGGAGAAGCGCCTGCAGGCGCGCTACTGATCACCGCCGCCGTTGACGTTCAAGGCGATCGTCTGGAGTGCTACACCTGGGCATACGGGGAGGGCGAGGAATCCTGGTGCATCGATTTCAAGGCGTTTTACGGTGATCCGATCAGACCGCTCGTATGGGACCAGCTCCTCGAGCATCTCACGAAACCGATTCAGCACGCGGAAGGCGCGCTGTCTGTGCCGCGAACCGTTGCGATCGACTCTGGCGGCCATCACACCCAAGTCGTTTACTCGTTCTGCCGCAGGCATGCGACGCGACGAACCGAGAACGGCCTGCAGCAGATATTGGCCGTCAAAGGGCAATCGATCCAGAGCAAGGCGATCATGGGCAAGCCGACGCTGCAGGACATCGATCTCAACGGCGATAAGATTGCGCGCGGCGTACACCTCTGGCCGGTCGGAACTCATGCCGCGAAGCAGTTGATCTATGCCCGCTTGAACATCGATGTTCCCGGTAAGGGCTATGTGCATACGACTCGCGCTCTACCGGAGGACTTCTGGGATCAGCTCATCGCCGAGCGCCTGGTCACGAAGTTCATTCGTGGCTATCCAACGCTGGAATGGAACATCGCCAAGGGCAAGCGCAACGAGGCTCTCGACTGCGCGGTCTATGCCTACGCCGCCGCGATCCAGCTTGGGTTGCTTCGTGTTCGCCCGATCGATTGGAAACGCCTGCGCGAGAAAATGACCGTGGGCAGGTCGCCGCAGCCAGTGCGCGACTCTGCGGAGGATGAATCGCAACCGGAACCGACGCCGCCAGAGCCGCCAAGACCGGCCCTCAGAGCGCCCATGCATCAGCATCCTGGCTTTGCGCGCGGAGGGAACTGGGCAACACGCTGGCGAAAATAGTTAGCGAAACAATTTGACTTTCGCGCAAAGGCACCGCTAGAGTCCGCGCAACAAAAAGGCCGGATGAATTTCTCCATCCGGCCTGAATGTGCTCTTGGAACCACCCGTTTCGCGACAGGAATGTTATTCCATCGCGAGGGCCAAATCAATGAGCAAGATTCCACCGGCGTCTCCCGTCGTCACGCCGCCTCCCGGTAATCGTCCCGCCCCGACTCATGCGCCCGATCGGCCCCTCGGTCATCCGGCAATGTCACCGACCCCAGGATCCGCACGGCCGACCACCCCGGCCAAGTGCTGATCTTTTGACCAGTCAACGCACCGGGTCAATGGCGAACAGCGCGGGGTTTACCCGCCGCGCGCAAGATGGGTTCGATTCCCATTCGGTGCGCCATGCCTACATCGGCGGCGTTGGGTACGTCGAGATTGTCTGCCGCGTCGATCCCCCAGCTCAGCCAGCTCAGCCATCGCAGCCGCGCGACCCAGTTCGCCCGTTCCCATGGCCCTTCCCCGTATGATCTCGGTCACCGTTCCGGCCTGGGATCTCGTAGACAAGCGAGAGGCCGTCTGCGTCAAGCTGCAGCGCGCAGGCGTGCCGCGCAAGCTGTTCCGCTATTTGGCGTACTGGTTCGATGTTGATGCGCAGACCGTCACCTTCGAGTGGCAGCCGTGACCGACAATATCCTCGAGCAAGTCGGGTACGGCATCGCAGGCCCACCGTATAAGTTTCGCCAGAACGAGACGATTTACTGGGAGGATGTTGCCTACAGCGATCGTTTCAACAACAGCATGGATTCGCTGTCGTATCTGCTGACATATGCGTTCGCTGGTCCCGTCGCGCAGCCATTCACGATCAACGCGGTCCCTGCCTCGACGGCGGGAACCGAAGGGCTAGGCGGCGGCGGGTGGACGACGCAGCTCACGCCCGCGCAGGCCGCACTGTTCACGCCCGCCGGCAAGTATTGGTGGCAAGCGATCCTCACCGGACTGAGTGCGACCTTCACCGGAACGATCGTCGGTAACACGCTCACGGTGAGCGGCGTCACCGGCACGATCTGTCAGGGCGCGGTGCTCACCGGAGGAATCGCGGGAACCACCATCGTCAACGGCTCTGGAACCTCCTGGCAGGTAGATACGGCGCAGAACGTCGGCCCAGTCGCCATGTCCTGCGTGGTCACGCCGCAGAGGATCGTGGCTGCGGAGGGGGAGTGCATCATCGAGCCGGATCTGTCAGCGCAGACCGGCGTGTTCGACGGCCGCAGCGCAAGCGAAATCTCGCTTGATCTCTGGCAGGCCGCTTATCAGGCGCTCGCGACCAATGGCGTCAAGAGTTACGAGATCGCAGGGCGTCGCATGATGTACCGGGATCTGCCTGAGATTCAGAAGGCCATCGACTATTACCGATCGCGCGTGTTCGCCGAGAAGTCAGCGGCATCTGGCGGCCAGCGTCGCTTGATCCGGCAAGGATTCTCGCCGCCCTCATCGGGCACGCAGACCAGCAACAGCAGGAACTGGCCGTGGTGGTAGCCGAGAAAGTCATGGTCTGCGCTTTTGCGGCGTGCGGGTTTGGTAATTTGCTTCTTGCAATTTACCTCTGGCGTTCTTGGGGCAGTCGCAACTGGCCTTGGTGGTGAGTCATGGCTAGCGAAATCACGATCAAGATCGAAGGTCCGCCGAAGTGGGCTTGCCTTATCGCGCAAGCGCTGATCCGTTGTGCCTGTTGGATCCTGACTATTTCGATACGGGTATCGAAATGAACAAGGTTCAGAAGTGGCTCATCAAGAACCTCCTGGGCGTCGAGCTCAAGGATCCGCCGCAGCCGAAGCAGAAGCCCAACGAGCAAACGCGCATGTACGCGAATGCCGTCCCTAACCGATTCAATCAAGGATTCCCGAGCTTCAATACCTCGGAGGATCTGGAACTGGTATCGAGCCTGCGCAACCTTCGCGCCCGCTCTCGAGCACTGATCCGCGACGCTGGGTATGCGAAGTCTGCGCGCCGCGCCGTTGTCGACAACGTGATCGGCACCGGCATCAAGATGCAACCGTCCGTGCGCAACAGCCGCAACGGTTTCAATGAGCGCATCAACGAGTCGATCGGCGATGCCTGGTCGCATTGGATGCACGGCCCGAACTGCCACACCGGAGGCTCGCTGCATTTCCACGACATGGAACGCATGTGCATGGGCCAGGTGTTCGATGCGGGCGAGATCTTCCTGCGAATCCACCGCGGCACGAAGTTTGGGTATAGCAATGTCCCGCTTGCGCTAGAGGTCGTGGAGCCGGAGCGCATAGTCGATGGGTACGCCTATCCAGGCTCAGTCGATCCAAAGAGCGGCGGCGTCCGCATGGGCATCGAGACGGATAAGTTTCGCAAGCCAATCGCCTACTGGATTCGCGATCTGCACCCCGGCGACATTCGCCTGAATCTCGAAGAGTCGGATGCCGTGACGCGCGTGGATGCCTCTGACGTCATTCACATTTACGTGATCGATCGCTGGCCGCAGACGCGCGGTATTCCCTGGCTCCATGCAGCGCATGAGAAGTTGCAGGACGTTGATGGGTACAGCGAAGCGGAAATCATCGCGGCGCGCGGCGCGGCCTCCTACCTCGGAACCATCGAAACGCCGGAGGACACTTCGACCTTCGCGCAAGATGCACCGGACAACACCTTCCAGCTTGGCGTCGAGCCTGGTGTCTGGATGAAGCTCTCACCCGGCGAGAAGGCAAACTTCGTCGCGCCGAACCGCCCAACCGCTGCGCTCGATCCGTTCATGCGCTACATGCTCCGCGAGATCAGCGCGGCGATCGGCGTCTCGTATGAGTCGCTCTCGCACGATTTCAGCCAGAGCAATTACAGCAGCTCGCGCCTCTCGCTGCTCCATGAGCGAGATATTTGGAAGGCGCTGCAAATGTGGTGGATCAGGGTGTTTCGTCATCGCCTGCATCGCGAGTTTATGAATGCGGCTGTCCTTGCTGGATCGATACCCGGTATCACGCCGATTGCCTTTGCCAACGACCCAGAGAACTACATGCACGTTCGCTTTCGCCCGCGTGGGTGGAGTTGGGTCGATCCGCAGAAGGAAGTCGCCGCCGCCGTGCAATCGGTCAAGAGCGGTTTTTCGACGGTCGAATCGATCATCGAGCATCACGGCAACGGTGCGGATCTCGAAGAGGTCATGATCGCGCGCCAAGCGGAACTCGCCTACATGAAGGAATTGGAGCTCGCATTCGACACGAGCCCCGATGTGTACGTGCCCGCAGAATCGCGCGGCCAGGTGCTCGTCGGCAAAGACGGTATCCCCGCTCCTGCAGCGGTGGTCAGCGGTCAGGGCTTGGCGGATGCGGGGCTTACGCCACCTGCGGGCGTGGGCACGCCCGAAGTGCCGGGACTTGCCGCACCCGGAATTGCAAAGCCGCAGCCCAAAAAACCAACCTCAAGCGACCCGCCTGATCCTGCCGATGAGGATGAGCCGATCGCGGCGGAAGGCGACACCGGGGAGCGAGTGCTTAGATTTCCATTTCGTGCCAGAAGGAGCTACTGACCATGAACTACACGTTCAACTACGACGCGGCGACGCGCACCGGCACCATCAAGCTGACTGACACCGGCGATGAGCTGCGCATCACGAACATCAGCGCCGAGCAGGCGCAAGCGTGGGAGCGATCAAAGGCCGCCGAGTTTGCCAAGCGCGGCTTTCGCATGCAGACCGTGCCAGCGACGCTGACCCGGAGCAATTGAGTCATGGCAAGCACGGATGACCGAACGCGCTCGATGTCGTTCTCTTCGGAGACGCCGGTAAAGCGGTGGTTTGGCAACGAGATCTTGGATCACAACCCGAAAAGCGTACGCACCGATTTCCTGAATTCAGGCCGTGCGCCGCTGTTCATGAATCACGACACGAGTTCGCAACCGATCGGCGTGATCGAGAAGGGCAGCGTCGAAATCGGCAAGGACAAGATCGGTCGCCTGGATGCGCGCTTCGGCAAGACGGCAACCGCGCAGGATGCGCTGACCAACGTCGATGACAAGATTTTGAACAACACATCCGTGGGCTATCAGGTTCACGAGATGCGATTCGATGGTGATCGAAACGGCGAAGAGGACTATCGAGTAACAGATTGGGAGCCGCACGAAGTCAGTGTCGTCGGCGTTCCAGCAGATCGCACCGTCGGTGTCGATCGCAAAACTACCACCACTGGCACCAATAGACAGGCGGCAAACCCGCAGGAGAGGCAAATGGACGAAAACACCACTGCGGCAGGCGATCCGGCCGCGACGACGACTGCTACCCGATCGGCAGTGACCGACCAGGCACGCATCGAAGTGACCCGACACGAAGAGCGTCAGGTCAACGCGATGGCGATGGAAGAGCAGCGCGTCAAGACGATTCAGTATTTCTGCCAGGCCAACAATATCGATGAGCGCATTCAGCGCCAGTTCATAACGTCCGGCCAGTCGATCGATAAGGTCGGCGAGGACATTCTGGCGATCGTCAAGAAGCGCGGCGAGCAGTCCGGCCAGAGCGCGGCGGACCTGGGCCTGACCGATCAGGAAACCAAGAGGTTCTCGCTGTGCAAAGCCATCCTGGCCGTGCGCGACAAGGATTGGAGCAAGGCGGGTTTCGAGGCCGACTGCTCACGCACGATCGCGGCCAAGCTCGGTCGCAACCCGGACCCCAACAAGATCTACGTGCCGCTGGAAGTGCAGCGCTCTCAGTCGATCAGCCAGAACGCTTTGATGCGCCATGCCAACAGCGGTATGCGCGGCGCGATGGACAATCAGTTCACTCGTGCGGCAACCGTCGGCGGCGCGGCCGGTGCGTTGGTCGAGACGATCAACCTCTCGTTCATCGAGTTGCTGCGCAATCGCACCGTGGCATTCCGCTTAGGTGCGACGGTCCTCTCCGGACTGCAAGGCTCGGTCAACATTCCGCGTCAGACCAGCGCGGCGACCGCTTCTTGGCTCTCGACGGAAACCACGTCGATTTCCGAGACAGACCAGGGCTTCGGGCAGCTCTCCCTCTCGCCGCATACGGTTGGCGGGTACACGGAAATGTCGCGGCTCTTGCTCTTGCAGTCCTCACCGGACATCGAGGGCATCGTCAACGCCGACTTGGCGGCGATCATCGGAATCGCCGTGGACTCTGCGGTCATCAGCGGTCCCGGCACGAGCGGTGCTCCCAAAGGCATCCTCAACACGACCGGCGTCGGCACTGGATCGATCGCAACGACCACGCTCTCGACACTCACCGGCATTCAAGGCACCGTCGGTGCGGCGAACGTCGTCCCGGTGCGCGGCGGCTGGGCAGGCAACTTCACGGTGTCGGCAGGCTTGCGGGCTCGCAATGAATTTGCGAACACCTACAGCCCGATCTGGTACGGCTCCGTCTGGGACGGCATGATGCTGGGCTATCCGGCGCTCGCATCCAATCAGATCCCCTCAGGCGATCTGTTCTTCGGCGACTGGGCGCAGATCGTCGTCGCAGAGTGGGGCGTGCTTGAGGTCGAGGTAAATCCGTATGCGAACTTCCAAGAGGGAATCATCGGCGTGCGCGCCATGATGACCGTGGACGTTGGCGTTCGCTACCCGGCAGCCTTCTACGTCGGTACAGCGTTCAGCTAAGCATCGCAGTTCGAGATTTATCGTTGCAGTAACAGGAGTTCAGACCATGGCATTGACCCAAGCATCGTTCCGCGACCCGCGAAAGCAGTTCGCCATGAAGGTTTTATCCGGCTTCATCATCGAGGGCCGCGAGCCAGCACTCACCGGCGACATTGTAAATGTGTCGCTCTCGGTGGCGCGCGATCTCATGCACTCGAAAAAGGCTGAGCCGTATGACCCTGCCTATGACGCGCAGCAGGCTCGCTCGAGCATCGCTCCGACCCCGGAAGCGGTTGTCGTGCGCAAGGCACCGGAACCGGAGGCCGCAGAGGCGGCACCGGAACCGCGCGGCAAGGGCGGCTCGCGCTGATCGCTTCCATCATCAACATTAAAGTTTCTAGGAGACATCGAACATGAGCAACATTTCAGCAAAGCCGCGAGTGGGCTGGGTTCATCCGCGCGAGGCAACCGGCCCGGGAGTCAAGGAAGCGGTTCAGATGGCCGGCGCCGGCAACATCACCGCAGAACCGCCCGCCGCAGAGGACTATCCGAACGCGCGCCCGACCATAGCAGCGGAGGACTATCCGACGCCGCGTGATTCGGGCGGCATGGCGGATGGCACGACTGGCGGGAACTTCAAACTGACCTACCCGCCCGAGACGCAAGTCATCGAACAGGGTGGCATGACCGAGGAGTAATCCCATGAAGATCATCACTCGTGGTGTGATCGACTGGGCAACTGGCAAGATACTCGAAGAGGATTCCTACGAGTATCAAGGCCCGATGGCCCTGGCGGCCGATGCGCGCCAACTCGGAGATTCTCTCGGGTATCCGATGGTCGTCGCCGGTGCCAATGCCACCGCGCCGACCACGCCGTCCGGAAGCTGGATCGACATCTCCAACGCCATCGGCGATCTCCTGCTCATCCTCAATTTGGGGTCTGTGACCGGCGCTTTCGGATCTCTGAAGGTGCAGTTGCAGAGCGCGACGGCGAACACCGGCGCGAGCGCAACGAACGAGGCGGCAGACCCGCGTAACTTGGGTCTGATCACGGCAGGCGCAGATGGTGTGTTCGTGATTCCGTACAAGACAGACTTCATCACGAATCAGTTCGTCGGTGTGGCCTGCACTTTCACGGGCATCACGGCCGCCACCTTCGGCGTCGAACTGGTCTTGCGGCCGAAGATCCACTAGGCCGCTTGCGATGTCGGTATGGACGCTCGATGGCACATGGACCCTTGATGGTGTCCTGACGCTCGACGGGGGCAATGGTGCCCCCGTCGTTATTCCGCCATCGACGCTCTATGCGTTCGAGGACATCTCGGTATTCTTCACCGATTTCGCAGCCACGCTGATCTTCGGTGAGTACGAAGCACAGGTCATTCTCTCCTATCCAGGCGAGGATCTGCTGGGGGGCGCTATCGCTTCCAATCAATACGAAATGGAATACGCGGCGAACACGCTGCCGGGACTCGTCTACGGAAGCACGGTCACGATCCGTTCTATCAATTTCACGGTTCTCCAGACTTATCCGATGAGCGATGGCGTGATCTATCGCGCTAGGCTGCAGACATGAGCGCAGCATCGATCACCGAGCAGATGCTGGAGACGATCAACACGAAATTCGCGTCGATCACCGGCGCAACAGTTTTCCGATCTCGGCAGGCCGCTCTCGCATTGGCCGAAGGCATTGCCGTGATCCTCCGTCCGAAAGAGGAGCCAGTGCGCTACCTCGCCAACTCCGTCGCCGTGCGCGAGCTTGGCATCGAGATCAGTATCATCGGCCGTGGCGCGGTCCCTGATCAAACGATCGACCCGGTGCGCGTGCAAATGCATCAGTACCTGATGGCCGATCCGACACTCGGCGGCTTGGCCCAGCGCATCGTGGAGCAAGGCAACGAATGGGAGTTCGAGGAAGCCGACCAGACCGGCGTCGAGTTGAAGGCGAGCTACAAGATCATCTACGCGAACCGCACGAACTCGCTCACGGTGCCCGCATGAGCATTAGCCTTATTCCGCCGACCGATGCCGTCGACATAGGCGAAGGTCATCGCATCTCGTTTCGAGAATTCAAAGGCGAAGTCGCAGGGATTGCCGAATACCATCAGAAGCCCGATGGCACTTGGTGCAGTGGGTGGGTGGCGTTCTCCGGATCTGCCTGGGCGCGCGAGTTCAAGACGCCGATCAATGTCTGGCAAGTAATCTCTCGTGAGCCGCTGAGCCTTACACCGTCGATTCTCTGCAGAGCCTGCGGCAATCACGGCAACATCACGAACGGCCGCTGGGTGAAAGCATGAGCCTTATCCTTCTCGACAATGCTGCGCGCGGCACCACGACTCTGTTGTCGTCCTGCGTCCCATCGACCACGAGCGACCAGTTGCAAGACGGCACGACGCCCGGAGACGGCACAGGCGATACCGGGTTCAACTTCGGCCGCAAGATCAAGCAGTGGGCCGCCGATCAGAACGTGATGAACGCGCAGATCTTCGGCTCGTACCTCGCAGCAACACTTGCCGCCGGTGCTTACGCGAATTGGGATCCAACCCAAGGAACACCAGGGAACGTCGCGGCGATCTCGCGCATCGATGTGAATCCGGTGACCGGCAACGTTACACTCAGCGGGCTTGTCGCGACGAACATCACCGATGAGAAGCGCATCCTCGTGCGCAACAGCGGCTCGGTAACCAATGGGTACACGGTCACGCTGCGTAATCTGAACTCTGGCAGCACGAGCGCGAATCAGTTTGCCGGTCCCGGTGAGGATCTGATTATTGTCCCCGGCCAAGCGGTCGAGATCATCTACTACCTGATCGTCACGCCTGCGATCGCCTATTGGGTCATCAAGCCATGAAGAGATTTCTAGTCGCGTTCTCGCTGCTACCAGCACTCGTTTTCGGCCAGGCTCTAAGCGTATGGCAGCCCGGTGGAGATCTCTCGCCAGCGAGCACATTCAACAATCAGATTCTTGCGGCCGGTGCCGTCACGCTCGCGAAGATGGGTTTGATGCCCGCGAACTCGCTGATCTGCAATGCGACCGGCTCATCCGCAACCGGCCAATACTGCACATCGCTGCCAGCGAGCTTCAACGTGCCGACGATCTCTGGTACGCCGACCACTGGGCATTGTGCCGATTGGGTATCGCCGACTCAGGTCGGTGATGCTGGAGCCGCGTGCGGTAGTGGGGGCGGCGGGACCGTCAGCTCCGGGACCACGGGATACGTTGCGGTGTATACCGGAGCCACCACGGTAGGCGGGCTCGCTGCGACGGGCAGCGGCAATGCCGTTCTTGCGACCTCACCGACTCTGGTCACGCCGACGTTTAGCGGCAACACCGGAATCGGCATAGCTCCTGGCAGTGCATCCAACTCGCAATCCGGGTCTTTCTTTGGAAGCGGCGGAATCATCTGGTTTGCAAGCCCCGGCGACGCATCCAACACTTACGCAGGCATCGCTGGCACCGACAATCTGACTGGCGCGAGCGGCGCGACCGGCAAAGCCACCACGATGATCGACGTGTCCGGTAACGGGACCGCTCCCAATGGCAGCGGTGGTGACAATGATCGGTACGGTGGCAACGGTGTCGGTACGGGTGGTGGTGGTCAAATCGGCCTCGGTGGCGGATCGTCGGTCAATGGCGGCGCTGGAGCGGTGACGATCCTGGGCGGCAGCGCGGCGGGCACGGGAAACGGCGGTGCCGTACAGATCGGCGGCGGGTCGGGCCAGAACCCCGGTGGAATCTCGCTCACGG